CAGCAGCGAACCGAAGACAAGGTGGACCGAGTTGACGAACGGCTCACCCGTCACATAGAGTCACACGCATCGGAGGGGATGCTTGACAATGGGCGAACAATACACCAGACTGGAACTGAAGAAGATAGCGAAGTTTCTTCGTAAGGTATACCCGGGTATGTCCGAGCAGGATGAACTCTGGGCACTGATAGAAAAGACAGAACAACTACTCAGCAAGGGGAAACATGGAACCAGCAACCGCAGGCGCGGAGATCATAAGTGAGGCACACAGTCTTATCACTGGTCAGCGTCAATCAGACTACGATCATCCACTACACGACTACACCAGAACCGCAGATATCTTCAGGGCAATCACCGGCATAAAGTTGACGGCTGAGCAAGCCGTGCTTTTCATGGTGGCTGTCAAGTTGTCTCGCCTAGCCAACGAACTGAATCGAGCGCTCGATGTACCGGACAATACGCGAGATGCGATTGGATACCTTGGTTGTCTCAACATGATAAGGGAGACCCGCCGTGGGATTTCTTGCTGAAGCCAAAAGCCAACACATTGCCACCGGTCGCAATCGAACAAAAGAGATTGAGATTCAAAACAAACTGGGGCCCAAGGACTACCAAGAGTTCCTGGCTGCGATGAAAGACCCAGAGATTACTTCGGCTGCAATATCCAGGGCATTGAAGAATCGCAAAATAGACTGTGCACCAAACACAATTGGCACCATAAGGGGAAGGATGAAGAGCGATGACAATAAGTGACGATGCTCGATACGAGCAGGAGATAACCGATCTAAAGCGCGCACTAGCAAATGCCCAGCGTGCTGAGTCCAGAGCCAAACGAAAGAACGATGACTTGGTCGAGGCCGTGTATCAAGCAGCCAAGGATGCCATGCTTGTGCAGCCACGCATCAAGGTCAAGCCACGCAAGTTCAGCAAGCGTGGCAAGGCAGAGGTTGCGCTTGTTCATCTAACAGATTGGCAAGCAGGCAAAGTGTCAGTGTCCTACAACATTGATGTGTTGCGCAAGCGCATTGCCCAGATGTGTGACAAGGTCATTGCCTTGACGGAAATACAGCGAGCACACCACCCGGTAAACGAGTGTGTGTTGGTTGCCGGTGGAGACATGGTCGAGGGACTCACCGTCTTTCCAGGCCAACAGTACGAAGTCGAAGCACACCTATTCGACCAGTTGTTTTCTGTTGCCAGCATCCTTGAGGAGGCGGTACACCAACTGGCTGCACACTTCAGCAAGGTGCATGTGGTGTGTGAATACGGAAACCACGGGCGCATCGGGCGCAAGGGCGACATGCCGTCAGCCGACAACGTGGATCGCATGGCCTACAAGATTGCGTCCGAACGGTGCGCGCACCTAAAGCATGTGACATGGCAACAGTCTGCCGACTGGTACCAGATTGCCACCATTGGCAACTACAAGTTGCTGGTAGTGCACGGGGATGAGATTCCATCCTTTGGTGGACAAACGCCCAGTTACTCCATCTTGCGCAAAGTCAATGCTTGGGCTACCTTCATGGAGTTCAACGACTGCATCATGGGACACTTCCACACACCAATCAACTTGACCATGGCAAATGGTGGACGCATCTGGGTAACCGGTAGCCCAGAGTCGGACAACCAGTACGCCAAGTCTTTCGTTGCTGCCGTGGGCAAGCCGTCTCAACGACTCATGTTCGTTGACCCAGAGAAGGGAAGAGTTACCTGTGAGTACGTCTGCTGGCTTGACTGACAAGAAATGTCCGTGGTCTTTGGTGGCAATCCATTGGATTGACGCCTTCGATTCGGCCAATGGTTGGATTGACATAAAGGACCACAAGCCCAGGGCCACCGAGGTGGTATCCGTGGGCTTCTTGTGGCCCGACCTACTGGACGACTATGTCTCGATCACCGGATCGTACATGCCCGACGAGTTGCCGGAAATGGAAACCGTTGGTATGGTGACTCATATCCCCTGCAGCATGGTGAAGCGCATCGTGATGCTTGAGCAACCCGAATGGCAATAACTACGTAACACCCACAACCTACATTCATTCACGGAGGAGAACCGATGAATCACCGACGCATAAGCAAGCCAGCACACGGCAGCGAGGAATGGCTCGCAGTCCGATGGAAAGATGAACAAGGCCTAGCACGCATCTCAGCATCCAATGCTGCAGCCGTGCACGGCGAGCACCCGTACCTGAGCGGAGCAGACCTAGCCGTTGAGTTGCTGTCACAGACACCACCGGTTCCGCAGCCAGAGAACAAGGCAATGACTAGGGGCAACACCCTGGAAACACCAATTAGAGATTGGGCTGCCAAGGTACTGGGATATGAATTGAGTACGCCGGTGGTCATGTATGTGTATGAGGAGGATGGCGTGCGCCTCATCGCAACACTTGATGCAGTCAACAACGATGGCGATGTGTTTGAAATCAAGACCACACGCAAGCGTTGGACAGGACAATTGCCAGCACATTGGTACTGGCAGGGCGTACAGCAAGCCATCTGTGCCAACGTTGACAAGGTCACCTGGGTTGTTTTTGACAGCGATCTTGACCTGCAATTCCACGTGCAGAAAGTAACCAGCGATGAGAAGCAGGTACACATCGAGGCATGTCGCCAGTTCCTTGCCGCCATTGACATGGGCATGGTGCCGGACACGGCTTCCATGAACTACCAGAATGTTTCAGACTTGTTTCCAAGGGGCAACAACGTCAGCATAGAACTCAGCGATGAGAACGCAGAACTGTTGCGCAACTACACCAAGATGCAGGAGACAATCGCATCACTAGAAGAAACCTGCAAGGACATAAAGGTCAGGCTCTGCACAGCCATGGGCGATGCTGAGTATGGCGAGGTGGATGGCAGGACTGTGTGCACTTGGAAGACTGCAACACGCACATCATTCGACACCAAGCGGTTTGAGTTGGAGCACCCAGCCCTCGCCGCCAAGTTCAAGAAACAAACAACATACCGTGCGTTCCGTGCGGTGGAAGGAGAATGACATGAGGTTCAACCTCGACAACTACGAGACCGTGGAGGCACGCCTGGCCAAGTTCTGGGAAGAGTTCCCGAACGGGCAGGTCTTCACATCTATTCATCATTACGATGACAATCGTGTGGTGTTCAAGGCAGAGATATACAAGGACATCACTGACCCACGCCCAGTAACCACTGGCTTTGCCGAGGAGATTCGGGACGCAAGCCCAGTCAATCGCACATCGCACGTAGAAAATGCAGAGACCTCGGCAATTGGCAGGGCCTTGGCCAACTGGAAGTTTGCATCAAAGACTTCGCCACGCCCAAGCAGGCAGGAAATGGAAAAGGTTCAGCGAATGAGTGAGCCCAAATCCGATGCTGACTTGCTTACCAAGTTCCGTGAAGCGTGTGCCAAGGCAGGACTTGACCCACAGGATGTGGCCAAGTCAGCAGGTGTTGACCTGTACGAACTGACCAATGAGTCCATGCCGAAGTTGCGTGATGCATTCAAGAAGATGCAACAACCCAAGGTCGAGAGCAGCGACAGCCTGATTGAAAATGTCAAGGCTGTGTTTCCTTCTGCCGAAGTCACCGACCAGCCACAAGTCAAAGACCCAGATGCCAAGGCAACCAATCCACAGATTGGCAAGTTGAAAGCAATGCTCATGGCCAATGGCATAGGCGAGCGAGGCAAGCAGGTGGAGACCGTGGCTGACATCATCAACAGGCCGATTGCTAAACTGGACATGCTCACAAAAGGTGAAGCAGATAAGGCGATAAAAGCATTGGAAGCAAGAGCCACGCGTGGATGAACGCAAAGGGGAATGCCAAGGGAACCGAGACCGGTGCAGTAATAGGGGGTGCCCCGCTTTCGGAACCCTTGGCAGACCCGATAGGCAGGGGCGTCGCCGTGTCAGGGGATGCGGCGACCCGTCCGCCCGTGGCAAACGCAATAGGCGCAAGGGTGACAGCAAGGCCAGAAGGGCGCGCAAGAAACTTGGCTTGGGTGGTCACCTCACCAGACATGAGGAGAATTGGGGTGGCGCATTCCGGGTGGAGATAAAGGCCGGTGCCCAGATCAAAGCCATAGAAACTAGATTCAGACTGGCAAAGAACCAGTCGGATGCCAGCAAGGCGCTTGGTGACATACGCCCATTCGTCATGGTGGCAATGCCGGACGGAACCAGCGAGGGCATCGTGCTGATGACGTTGTCTGAGTTCTCGGAACTCGCTACGCTGCTGACCGAAGCGACATCATAGGAGGAACGATGGACTTCATCCCACGCATTTTCGCAGCCGTGTCGGCTGTCCTGTTCATGGTCGGCATCGGTGCGAGCGGTGGATCGGTTGCGCATGCCCCAGTCACCACCGTCAAGATGACCACCACAACCCAAGCCCAACCATTCGAAATGCCAGCCCCAACTACAACCACCAGCGTTTACATAATTCCGCTCACAGCGCGGTGTGGTCAGTGGTGGGGGCTGGCTATTGAATCAGGCTGGACCATGGATGAGATGGAAACCCTGGACTATGTCATGTGGAAAGAGTCAAGGTGTGACCCGACTCAGCACAACACCAAGCGCAACCGTGATAAGTCAACCGATGTTGGCTTGACCCAGATAAACGACAGGTCATGGTGTCTGCCCAGCCGGTGGTATCCGGATGGATACTTGCAAACCGTAGGGATATTGTCTACTGTTGGATGCGAACAGTTGTTCGACCCAGCCACCAATCTGAAAGCAGCAAAAGAAATCCATGACTATGCCAGAGGACAGGGAGGTTACGGCTTCGAACCGTGGGGCCTATAACTACATGGACTTACTTAGCGAATGGGAACTAGTCAACAAGAACTTTGAGTGGATGAAGTACGCCGCATGCAAGGGCGCAGATTCACAGGTGTTCTTTGCCGAAACCAACTGGCATGAGAACCACGAGATTGCCCGTGGCTTTTGTTCTGAGTGCGTCGTGCGTGACGAGTGCTTGGAGTTTGCCATGGACAACGACATAAGCCATGGAATCTGGGGCGGGCTTTCACCATCTCAGCGTAAGATGAGTAGGGGTAGCAATGTCAGAGAATGAAATCATGACATACCAAGCCTGGCTCAACGATCTTCAGGTCACTGTTGATTCCCTAAGGGAGCAGCGTGAGGAAGACCGCAAGCGGATTGCGGAATTAGAAAAACAAGTAGCCATGTACCGCAGCATGGTCGAGCGACTCAGGGTTCTCTTGAGTCAGGGAGATAACTACGTATGACAGCGACATGGTACAAACTCAAGGACGGCAAGTGGGGTGTCAAGGTTCGCCATGATGCACAGCCTGGCGAGCAGGTGGAAGTAACCAACAAGAAGGGCGAGACCAAGGTGGTGTGGCTGGAAGAACGCGCTGCCAAGTTCGATGACGCACAGTTGTGGTCGGTCAGCGACGAGGAACCGCAGCCAGCACCGGCAGATGTCGAACCCTTCTAAGGTCGTGTGCAACCACTGCCAACAAGTGGTGGTGCATGACAAGCGGATGGTGGCGGGTTGCCATTGCGACCCGGACTCACCAACGTGGGTTTATATAGAACCGGATGGGCGCGTGCGTGGATTTTCACAGGCAAGTTGGAAGGACTATGATGCTACGTGACAAGTTCAAATGTCCGAGGTGCAACAATGCGATTACCCTTCACGTCAAGACGACGGAAGCGCCGAGGTGCACGCGACATTCACCCAAGTCAATACCAATGGTCAAAGGAGAAAGACATGACAACCAGCCAGTACTCATTTGCTGAGGAAGAACTACAACTAGCAGAGGAGACACTCACAGAACTACTGTGCCTTGCCATCTCTGTGCGTCCGGCATTACGGCTACCGATAACAACGCTTGCCGAGAGCGTGGCAGACATCCTGCCACCCGACGCAGTGGAACGATCCAAGGAGTACGCACGGTACCGTACGCTGCAGTCAAACAAAAAGGAATAGCAACCGCTTCCGATACATTCATAAACGCGAGAAGCCAAGACCCACAGGTGACAGAACCTGTGGGTCTTTCTCTTTGCTGCCAATCTCTTTACTGTCAATCTGACCAAGTCCCCCCCCCGAAGGGGGGGGGGACTTGACACTTCGGTCAGACTCGTCGTGGCGAGCCGACCCAAACCTAGAGTTGGCAGCCACAACACAGGAGAATAAACACTATGAAGAAGAAGCGACAGAAACCAAAGACATCACCAGTAACAATCAGGCGAGAAGAAGTCAGTACCAGATTCCGTCAGGCTCTGGCTCTCAACAAGCCTGGTAATGCTGGCAGACCAGCCATCAAGTACAACGAAGTCATTGCCGCAGTTGGCAGTGAGTTGGCGTACTTCGTTGATGCCTGCCTAGATCGCAGGGTCACGACTCGTCAGTTGATGGAAGCAGTCAAGTCGTTGGGTGTAGTTATCTCATACCCCACGATGGTCAGCATCAGGAAGCAGATTGAGCATGAGAACCGTTGGTTCTATGACATGCTTGACCAGATGGACAACCCCCAGGAGAATGTCACAGTTCTCTAGTCCATACGGCTAGTCAGAAGCCGTTATCCATAGCGTCGGCTGGCATACCCGATGAAATCTGACAGTATGCCACACAACAACCACAACCCACAGGAGTACAACCATGACAGAAGAAGAGCAGGTGTTGGCAGAAGCAGCCAACATCATTGAACAAGCAAACACCAAGCAAGCCAATGACTACATTGAGTATGTCACCAAGGCTGCCTTACAACTAGAAGAACAACTCTGGCAGGAGTATGGCGTTCAAGAAGGCTATGCCTTATGGCGTCTAGCAATAGCCCATCAGGGTACGCCAGAGTCTGTTGAAGCCTATGGCGCAGAACTACTTGCCAACAATGAGCAGGTAGAGAAGGTTGATGTTGGTAGCCATGGCGACATGGAACCTAACTCTGTAATGCGCATGGAGATTGCCTACTTTGCGCAAGACGGTATGCCAGACAACATCAAAGACCTATTGCGACAAGCCAAGTACATGGTCAAACTACATAACGACGATGGCTTCCATGGTCTAGTCGCAAGGACTGGTGCTTGGGCATCAAGCGATACATCTGGTGTCAAGCCAAGTGAAGCAAGCGACAAGGAGTCAATCACTCTTACCGTCGTTGCTATGGCTGGTCTGATGCTGGCTATTCCACGGTCAGATTCCACTGGCAAACGGTATGAAGACAAGGTCATGCCAATCAACTACTTCACACCATCATCTAAGGAAGACGCACTCATGGTCAAGGCTTGTCACTCTCACCTTGAGAATGAGTACGGCGAGATGGCAAGTGCCATGTATGCGGCTATCGCATTCCCCCAGATGATCAAGATGGCAGACCCAGAGATGTTTGCCGCTTCACTCAAAGACCTTGACCGAATGGTCACAGGGTCTGATGACACACCGTCGTCAGACAAACCCACAGGAGACAAGCAATGACAACCAAGAAAGACACACTCACCAACTGGCAGAAAGCGCAGTTCGCCATAGAGCATTCCAACAGGGTGCTTCTTTACGGATTGCCTGGTACGGGTAAGACATACTTCGGGCTCAACTCTGCCCTGAAGGGTCGCAACTCATACCGTCTCATCTGTACCGAAGAGATGACTGACGCCGACCTGATTGGCTGCTACAAGCAGAACTCAGCAGGCAACTGGTCATTCGCTGAAGGCGTTGGCATCAAGGCTTGGCGTGAAGGCGCAAGACTTGTTGTTGATGAAATCAACCGTATGAACGGTGATGTTGAGAGCCGTATGATGGCACTCATTGACAGCACTGCGTCAAGCAGTTGGCAGCACCCAGATACAGGCGAAGTCGTCAAGCCACATGAGAACTTCTCGGTGGTTGCGACCATGAATGGACTGCCAGAAGACTTGGCACCTGCCATTCTTGACCGTCTCACCGTAAGGTGCGAAGTCAATGAGCCACACCCTGATGCTCTGGATTCACTGCCAGATTATCTGCGTGAGATAGCCAAGACCATGACTGACCCCAACGCAGTAAGGCGTTACTCGCTGCGTTCATTCGTGGACTTTGCTGCCATGTACGCAGCCAGCAATAACCTTGACCACTCAGCCCAAGTCGTCTTCCCTGAAGACCATGACTCGGTGACTACGGTGCTGAAGGTTGCTTCTCACAAGGCTGGTGTCTAGTGGTCAAGCACAAAGACTTCATGGGCTCTGCCTTACCTAAGCGCAGTACTCAGAAGAGCGACAAGTTCAAGAACACAGGTGGTTTCGTCAGCAGTATTGACTCAACCAATGTGTCCGTTAGAACCACAGAGTCTGGCAGTTCATACTCAGTACCGTCATTTGACGGTGTTGAGTTTGACCGAATGAGACGCTACGGTTTGGTTCTAACACGCTGGTCGCTTCATGACCAAGCCAAGTACGCCAAGCGTTGGGGCTTGACCGAACAGGTTGTTACGGCAACAAGCAGGGTGGTTAGCAACCTGCTGTTCTCTGACACCTTTGACGGTGAAGACCCAACGACAGACACCATCAACATCACACCGTATGTCAATGCCCTAAGGGGATTGAGCGTGACTGATGAGTTGATGACTGCCACCTTGGCACTGGCTGGTACTAAAGCCTTTGACGACATTGTCAATCAGGTAAGCAAAGAACCAGACTGTCAAGACTTGGCAGAACGCCTTACGGCTGCTGGTGAGAGCATCACTCAGACCATTGGGTACTACAAGCATGCGCTCAATGGGCTTCACTCTGACAACAGTTACTACCAAAAGAAGGCAGTCAAGGCTTATCGCACTTTGGCGAGACATCTAAATGATTATGTGTCTCACCTTACGCATGAAGCCAAGAAAGCCAAGGCTGGTAGAGACGGTAAAGCAGGCAAGGGTTTCATGCCTAGAAACGAAGGCACACAGAAAGCCAAGCGAACACACAATGCCGTTGTTCGTAGGTTTCCTGAAGTCGCTGAGTCTGGGTGGATGGAACCTTATGTTGCCAAGTACCCGTTGGAACTACCACATACCGGCAAGGCTGGTAGGCGTATGATTCCAACGAACGAAGGCAGACAACCCAAGGCGTTCTATCGTCTAGTCACAGACCCTTATCGCCGTATCTTTCAACGCAAGACCAGAGCCCTAGGTGGTGTGGTCATAGTTGATTGCTCAGGCTCAATGGGTCTAGACGAAGACGACATAAACGCCATGCTCAGTGCGTCTGCTGGTTGTACCATCATCTGCTACTCATCTGATTGCGAAAGCGATTCAAGTGACAGCGTTGATGGCAACATACACCTAGTCGCCAAGAACGGTAGGCGTATGCGTGGTCTGCCTTCCTTTCCTGGTGGTAACGGTGTTGATTTGCCAGCATTGCGTTACGGTTATGAGTATCACCGACTCAATGGCTTGTCGCCTGTCATCTGGATTTCAGATGGTCAAGTGACTGGCTGTGGTGACAGCATGACTGACGACCTTGTTGAGCAGACAGACACCTATGTCAGGCGCAAGAAGATAACCCAAGTCAGAACACCAAAGCAGGCAATCAAGTTGCTTGCCAAACTACAAAGGGGAATACGGTCATGACCGACGAAGAGCAAGTACTCAAGTCCTTGGAAGACTTGGTGAATGAAGCACAAGCCAAGATGCGTAGGGAACAAACCGAAGAGCATCAAAGGGCTATGCCCTACCTAATGGCTGAAGCAATCAAACACGCAAGCAATGTTGAGTCAGGTGGAATACATCTGTTCGCTATCAGGTCAGTTGATGAACTGCCCGATGGCGTCACACCAGATGACCCATTCAATCTCAAGGACACATACCACCAGCACCTTTGCTTTCAGCACTGTCACCGATTTGATGACAGCAGAGACGCAGAGCAACTGATGATGAACATCAACTCGGCAATCATTCAGCACCATGCGTCAGAAGGTCAGCAGGTTGGCTACTTCCTGTTGGTCAATGACACAATCGGCTTGATGTATGCGTCAGCGAAACTGACAGTACACAAGGTGGTCAGTGCCAATGACAGCCAGACATTCACAGCAGACATCAACCATGATGAGCCTGACGACTTCTTTCCGAAGGTCAATGTGACAGACGACATCAAGCGTCTATGCGCAGCCATCATGTTCTTTGCTGAAGGTGGTGCTGACTTCAAGCGCACAATGCCAGACACCTATGAGTTGATGCTCAAGCGTATGCTTGACAACCTAGGAGAGAGTGATGATGACTGATGGCAAAGGACTTATCACTCTTATTACTACCAGCCAGTGTGTATACGGTGTTGCGAGAAGCAGCCAATGCGCCATGGCATCTGTGGGATTACATAGTGAATGGCGGCTTTATCACTATCTGTGTGATCCTGTGGGTTGCTCTACGACAGTAATGCCCTACGGGGTGTAGGCAGCATAACCGTAGAGAACCTGCGCCAAAGGGGGGTAATGTGGCTGGAAACAGTCGCATTACCCCCTAATCGCTACCGACACAAACATCTAGCCGCCTAACACGCAGTCTCTTATCAGAGACTTGTACTAATACCTGACTATCAAGTATCTAAGTTAGAACTTCTAAGTGCTATGGCAAGGCGAACACTTGTTCGCTTTCCAAGTACCCCCTAAAGGGGGTACTTGACACTTCGGTCAGACTCGGTTCAGCGACGGCACTTCAGCCGAAGCATCAACACACAGAAAGGACTTACTTCTATGAGTAAGTTGTTAGAAGCCATACAAGAAGCAGTAAAGGAGTCAGAGTCGTTCTACGGCTCTTTCGCCTTCGGTAGAGATGACTCTGGTACTCAGACTGGAGAAGTGTTTATCTCTGTCGCTGATGGACAAGAGTCTGGTACACCAGAGACAGGTTCTGGTGTTCTGGTACTTGAGAAGAAGAGCAAGATTCAGGTAGTGAAACTGACTGAACTTGTTGGTAAGCGTACTTCTATGGGAGTGAACTACACTCTCTGGAAGTTCGTCAATGAGACGGCACTTCTCAAGAAGTAAGCGATCAAGGGGTATGGGGCTAAAGCCCCATACCCCTTTACTTATGTCTCGCAACTAATCTGACGGTCAAGGCGTATGGGGCTTTAGCCCCATACGCCTTTATTTCTGCCTACTAACTAGGCGCGCGTGAAATGGGGGTCTGCCGAGCCGTCGGGGGGTGGGGCGCGCAATATGCCGTTCTCTCCATCTGCGTAAAACCGTGCTACTGTTGAACCATGGTCGGTTACAAGGAATCAGGTTTTAGTTACAACGATCCAATGGACGAGTGGGAGAGGCGTCTTGCTGAGCAAAAGGCCGGTGGTCGCCGTGTCTTATCAGAAGGATATATGGGTCTTGCTCGTGACGTTGCAGGCGCCGCTTCGCTTATTGGAAGAGGTTTGTTCGAGATGGGTGCACGTCTTGTAGTTCCGACTCGCGGCATGCCCAAGGGTAACAAGAAGAAGAAAAAGGATTGACCAGTCTCTTCTAGGCTACGGCTACCAACGGGGTTCTTCTAAGCCCCCCCAAGTTCTGTTTTACGCCTGAACCCGTCTATCTCGATACCAAAAGAAGGCGACAATCATCGGTCCCCTTTTCAGGCCACTATCGCGTGCGGTCTAACCATGCTGCCCCAGCAGTTGTGTGCTGGGAGGAATGTAACCGTTTAGCGTCCGATTCGTGAAGTTGTCGCGCACACCTTAGCACCACACTTTCTGCTTTGCAACATGTGTCCACCGGCGCTAGGAGAAAGTAACGCGGACAACCAGACGCGCAACACAACGCCGGTGGACGTGGCTAGTATATCAGTTGAATGCCAAAAGGGAAGCGCCACATATCTCCAGAGGACCGGGCCATGTTCTGGCAGGCCATGCAGTCTGGGGTGAACATGAAAGAGGCCGCTCGTATGGCTGGCATCTCTTATGCTTCGGCTACCAAGTGGGTAGCCAAGTCAAAAGCCACCTCGGCGGAACTTGACAAACAGAACCTAGAGTTCGGCAAACCCAGTGGCGGTAATGCCCTGAAGCGCGACCTGGCTGTCACCAGGGACCTGCCCCCCGTCGTTCCGCCATCCCGCCTATCCCAGCACGCAGCCAGGGCATTGGAAGACTTCGACTACTTTCGCATGCGCTACTTGGGTCGTGTTCCCAGTTCTTGGCAGGTAGACGCGGCCTACAAGATTGTTGCCAAACTGGAGTCCAACGACAAGGAGTTCCTGGTTCTCAACTGCCCACCGGGTGCTGGCAAGTCAACCCTGTTCCATGACGTAGCCGTATGGTGCATAGTTCGCAACCGCGCTATCCGCGTCATGATCGGCTCAATTTCACAAACTCTGGCCAAGATGTACAGCCGCCGTATCCGTGAGACATTGGAACGAACTTCGCCTCTTCGCCCCGACCCGGAGATGGTCAGGCGTGGTCTAGCAATCGATGCCGAGGCTTGCCTGGCTTTGGACTTTGGCCGCTTCAAGCCAACCCACGTGGGGGCCCTGTGGCGAGCCGAGGAGTTCATAGTCGAGCAGTACGGCGAGGGAGGACTGGACAACAAGGAGCCGACCGTGTCGGCTTACGGTATCGAGTCCGAGTTCATCGGACACCGAGCCGACCTGTGCTTGTTTGACGACGTGGCATCGCCAGAGAACTCCAAAGAGTCGGCAGCCCGGGACAAATTGATTGAGCGCTGGGACTCCATGGCCGAGGCCCGTGTCGAGCCAGGTGGCGTGCTGGCCGTGATCGGACAGCGACTGGGACCCCAGGACCTATACGCACACTGTTTGTCAAAGGTGACCTACGAAGAGGACCCGGACGACTACGACGGTAGTGATGTCACCAAGCAGGAAGATAAAGAGCCGATCAAAAAGTACAAGTACGACCACATCGTGTACAAGGCGTACTACGAAGAACTCGACACCGGCCCGGAATCAAGAAGGACCCTGGCACCGGCCTGGCCCAACGGCCCACTTCTTGAGCCATTCCGCCTTTCATGGAAAGACTTGTCCTACATCAAGCACAACTCGCCAATGAAGTTCGACACCGTTTACCAGCAAAAGGACATAGCCGAAGGTCATTATTTGATTGAACGCGTCTGGGCAACCGGAGGCATGGGTGGTGACGGGGTGATGTATCCGGGATGCATTGACCAGGATCGCAGGCCTGGATACATACCACCCAATCTCGACCCACCCATTATTTCCATTTGTTCGGTCGACCCGAGCCCCACGATGTTCTGGGCCGTGCAGTGGTGGCTGTATCAGCCCAAGACCAAACTGCGCTACCTGATCGACATGGAGCGAATCAAGTTGACCGCCGAGGAACTCCTTGGGTACGACGTTTCCAGTAGGGAGTACTACGGACTAATGGAACAGTGGCAAAACCGTTCCTGGGAACTTGGCTACCCCATTTCGCATTGGATCGTGGAAATCAACGCAGCACAGCGCTTCTTGCTTGCCCACGACTTCATTCGCAAGTGGCAGGCATACCATGGCACCAACGTCGTTCCACACACCACCAACAGAAACAAACTCGATGACAACCTTGGCGTCGAGGGATTGCTGCCACCCCTTTGGAGATCTGGCTCCGTGCGCTTGCCAACTATGCGCGACAACTGGAAAACACTGGCCTTCGTGGATGAGATGACATCGTGGACCCGTGACAAAAAGAACGGAACAGACTTGGTCATGGCGCACTGGTTTGCCGAACTGCACATGCCCGCGCTTTCTCCTCTGCGCCCGCCACCGAAATTGTGGCGCCCATCATGGATATAGTGTGTTACTCTTAGAGCACTCATGGCCAAGAAAGACCCATACAAGAGGATTCAAAAGCGCTTCGTAGAAGCCAGGGCTGCCGGTCAGGGTCTTGAGTATGAAGACCTAACAATCGAACAACGCGAGCGATTCCAGAATCGATTCAACACCCTTGCCCAAACAGTCGAGGGTCGCGGAACAATTGCACAGCGTCTACTTGGCCCCGATGCCGCACAGGAACAACGCAGGGGTTTGCGCCAGCGCATTAGGGAAAACCTTCCCGGCACAAAGTTGCCGGAACCTGGTGGTAGCCCAACGGGGGATACGGAAGAACCAACAACCAAGCCACTGACGATGCGCGACTTCCGCCGTGAGGAAGCCAAGACATCGACATATCGAGCGGGTACTTACAAGACTCCCACATCGACACGGGCTGAACCAAAAACCACCGTTACCGCCACGACCAAGACCAGCACTGGTGGTCAAGGAATCTTGGGCAAAATTGGAAGTGGAATTTACGGAGCAGCATCCAAAGTTGGTCAGGCAACTCTCGACGAACTTGGTTACGCGCAGCGTGCCTATGTCAATCCCGTAATCAACCTGGCTGGACGCACCGCCGACATCATTGGCGGTCGAACTGGATCACAGAAGTTCAAGCCACTTCCAGAACTCAGCGGCAAAGAAATTGCAATTGAATCGGGAGTAATCGTAACTGGTGGCCTTGCCGGAAAAATTGCAGGACCACTTGTCCGAGGAACGGCTCGCACCGCTTTGGGAGTTACCAAAACGGTAGGTCGAGCGGGAGCACCAGGTGCTGCATCAATTGTCGCAAGTCCAATCGAACGAGTCATTGCTCAGCAAACGGCACGTCAACAAGTTTTGCAGGCCACGCAGCGCAAGGCACTTGGAGAACAAGTCGTTACTCGATATGGCAGCGCACTGTCCGATCTTGTTCCGAGTCGTGTTACTCCGGCTGGCAGCAAAGTTACGCGCACCACTCCGGCAACAAGTGGCGTCACGCGCTCCACTGTCCCTGGGGCCACAGCACCAAAGGTTACGAAGCCAAAAGTTACTAAGCCGAAAGTTACAAAGCCAAAGGTTACGCAGACCAAGGTTACGACGCAAAGCGTCGAACAGGCCACCGAAGAGTACGCACCAGGTTTCAACAAGGTTGCTGGCGAAATGGAAATGCGTTCAACCGAAGTTACGCCGCTTCCTGCCACCACTCGTGCAACTACAGCATCGCTAACAAAGCAACCAAAGAAGGCAACGAAAGTCGACGTTACTCCAGAGCCAGTGAAGGCACCAGAGCCGGTACCTACCGCTCCTGGAAAGCAATGGTGGAAAGAAGAAACGATTCCCAAGAGCCAGCGCGAGTTCCTCGAAGACTTGTCGGCTGAGCAACGTGGTGATATCTACGATGTCACGCCACGCAAGGAACCAAAAGTCAAGTCAACTCGCCAATCCAAGGCCAAGCCAATCTCAGTTGAAAAGTTGGAGCAGCCCTCGTCGCCCGTCAAAGAGGTCAAGACGACCAAAGCCACTCAAAAAAAAAGCGTAACCCCTCAGCCCGCTAAAGCCCCAGAGGCAAAGCAATCTGTTCAAATCACAAAAGAGGAAGAAGACATTCTTCGTCTTTACCCATCTAGCGCCAAGGCTCAAGAAATATCCGCAAGGCAACGCGGAGTAAAACCATTTGTTCCGGGCAAGGGTAAAGCGGAACTGCCCACGACAGTAGAAAAATCTTGGGTTCCAGAACGCTCATCTAGTGAAATTTTGTTTGAGGCAATGAACGTTCCCAAGCCCAAGGAGCCACTTGGCTGGACGCCGAAGAAAGTAACCAAGTTGCCCAAGCGCGACAATCCCGCGCTGGACAAACTTGAAAATAAAGGCAGTCAACTTTTCCGCATGTACGACCAAGGTATTGGTAGTGGAAAGCGCCCTGGTGGTTCGGCTGGAGAAATCAATACCGGTCTTCTTCCATCGGCGGAATTTGATGACATTGTTTCCGGGGCCAAAACGACCGGCTTCGATCTTACGAAATCCCAGGAAGAAGCACTAAGAAAACAGATCAACGAGACCCTCGAACAGGAAAGCGCGATTCGTCGCGGTACTGCAATAAATCCGCGACTTCGCCGTACGTCAACAAGGACCGTGATTGAAGGCACCATGGAAATGCCAACGACCATGAGCAGCGGCAGCATGAAGACTCTGTATGGTCCACAATTGCCATCAGTCGGCAAAAGCGCAGAACAAAGATTGGCGGAGTACTACCGCTCTTTGTACCCACAAGCCAGGTCGAATGCTGAAGCGCGCAAACTTTACGCACGGGATCGCGGGCTTGATCCATCAAGTCTTAGGCCCGACCCCGTTGGTAGCCCGCTTGGCGCCAAAGCATCTCGCAGCCCGGTCACAGAAATGGAAGTATCTCGACCGGTCAAATTCGAAGAAGTCACGACAATCGTTGGTGGCAAGAAGGTCACGACCAAGAAGCCAACGAAGTTCGTCAAGGAAAGAGTCAAAGCGGTTGAAACACTGTTTGGCACTGTTCCTGTTGAGGAGATGGCAACGCCAACCTCGCAGCGTTGGATCAATGACCCGTCCGTAATCCAAGGGAAGAGACTGGAAGCAAAGGCTTCCAAGATGAAGACCGAGGCAACTCGTGCTGCCCAACTGCGCGCCCGTGGTATTCAGGGTGAAGCACGCGGTCGGGAGTTCCAGAAAGTCAAGCAGGCGACCGAAGAGGGCAAGGCATTCCAGGTTCGATTCGACGAGATGTTGAACAAGCCTGCATCCCCGACCGGTGAGATTCGGAGCACCAAGAAGACCGGAAGCAAAAAGAGAGGGAAGAGGAAGAAGTAGTGCGTTCACTCGAAGATATCGTCGAGTTGTACCACCAACGCCGACTAGCGGCTGGTCCGGTACATGAGCAGATGCGTCGCGTGCGCGACCTTGCCAACGGTGATGTCGTGGTACCACTCAACGAGTTGGATCGCAACGCCAAGACAAACGTTGCAAACTTGCTGGTTCAGGGCTTGGAACAGATGTCAATGCGGGTTGCATCAACCATGCCATCCCCGTTCTTTCCGCCAGCCAGAGAAGGTTCGGATCGTTCAAAGGGTTATTCGCGCCTTCGCAGGAAGGCAATGCTGTCCATCTGGGATGAGAACAAGATGCGCATCAAGATGCGTCGTCGTGCACGACACTTGCTTGCCTATTCAAGCAGCGCAGTCATGTTGCGCCCTAACTTCCGCACCCTTACCCCGCAGTGGGTTGTGCGCAATCCGCTCGATACATTTGCAGCGCCAATGGAAGACCCGGACCAAATGGTGCCGGATGACTGCATCTTCACCTACAAGGCCACGGCTTCTTGGTTGTTGCGCAACTACGGCGAACTCGTAGCCAATCAATTGCGATTCGGACAGGTTGATTCTGATTCCCGCTACACCATGCTCGAATACTGCGACGCGGATTCGTTGCAACTGGTGGTGCTTGGCGCCGAAGACAATCCAGAACTCAGCGCATCCGAGCGCGCCGGACTTGAAGCCATAATGCTGGAAGCAATTCCAAATCGCACCGGTCGTCCCTTGGCAGTCATGGCCAATCGAATCACGCTGGACAAGCCACGTGGACAATTCGATGGCGTGCTCGGCATGTACTACACGCGCGCTCGCCTTCAGGCACTGACCGAGATTGCCATTGAGCGCGGCATCTTTCCAGAGGAATACTTGGTTGCTCGCGCTGGCGAGAACCCAGAGATTCTCCAGTTGGCTGACGGCAAGAACGGTATCTTGGGCGTCGTAAAGGGCGGCGACATACAGCAGTTGCAACTCAACCCTGGCTACAAGACTGACACAGCCCTCGACCGTTTAGAGCGTCAGGAGCGCCTTGAAGGTGCAATTCCGGCAGAGTTCGGTGGCGAATCAGCCACCAACATTCGTACTGGTCGCCGCGGCGAAGCCGTACTTTCCGCCACAGTTGACTACCGAGTGCAGGAAGCACAGTCCCTTTTTGAGCAAGCCCTTGTCGAAGAAGACAAGATTGCGATTGCAATCGAACTTGCGTACTGGGGCAAAAAAGAAAAGACCTTCTTCCTTCCTTCTCGCTCCGTAACCTCGCAAGAAACGTACGTCCCGGAAAAGATTTGGGAAACCGACTTTCACTACGTGGCCTATTCGGCTGCCGGATCAGACATCAACTCGTTGATTATTGGTCTGGGTCAGCGCCTTGGCGTTGGCATGATGAGCAAGGAATCGGCACGCGAAGCAGACCCGCTGATTTCCGATCCAGAACTAGAGCACGACCGCATCATTGCAGAGGGTGTGGAGGCCGCGCTTCTGTCTTCCATCCAGCAGCAGGCTGCAAACCCACAGGGTCCGTATCAACCAGACGATCTTGCATATCTGACAATGCTGGTTATGGAGCAGGACGTGTCACTGTATGAAGCCGTAAGCATGACCGACGAGCGCGCACGCGAGCGTCAGGCACAGGCAATGCCGATGGGCGCGCCAGAAACAATGCCAGGACTTGCAGCACCGGGTCTTGGAGCAGAAGCACCAGTTGAATCTCCGGCAGGTGGACCACCGCTAGAGGCACTATTATCGCAATTGGGGGGTTGATGAATGGCTGAAGCAAAGGGTCGAAGGACCGACTTGAATATGCCGCAAGCAAAAGTAAAGCGGATGGTTGCGCAGAATCAAACCTACGGCGCTGCCGGTCAACAAATGGAATCGCAAAAGGCAGTGCCCATGGGAGCACCCCCAACGGAAGTTGCTGGGCGTCGTGCTGCATTGCCACCACTTTCACCGCTTGGTGGGCCAACCACCCGACCAAACGAACCAATCACGACCGGAGCGCCATTCGGTGACGGCATGGGCCCCGTTGCTGCTGGCGTTCCGGTCTTTGATTCTACAGCAGCAGCAATACAAGAAATCCGCACAATCGCGGAATTGGAGCAGAACGAAGATCTGATGGATCTCCTGTCCCGCTGGATGGCGTAATGGACTTCAACAGGGCGTTTACGCCGGAAGAAAGAAATCAAATTGCTGGCTCGGTCGAATCAAGGCCGTCGTCATCTGTGTTTGATACGGCGCGTTTGGCAGACATATCGCGCCAGTATCCATGGGTAAAGCCAGAAACCCTTACCGCCATGGCCAAGTACCAGGTATCGGACGAGGCCGTGCGCGCAGTTGGAGAGCAGTCGGCAATGCGCGAACTTGCCATGTACGACCAAAAGAAGAATGCACAGGGCGAGATGATTGCGCCATTCCGCTATCTGTTTGATGGCGCTGGTTGGGTTGCCAAGGCTGCACGTGGCGCAGTGGATGTTCTGTTGCCAGAAGCAGCACAGCAGGCAATCACATCTGTCGCATCCCCGCTGGCAAAACTTGCCGCCTTGCCCCAGCGTCCCGCAAAAGGTGCTGTTCGTTGGATTGTTGCAGCATCTGAGATTGTTCCGGAAACAGTGCAGAACCTTGCGTCAATGGCGGTCGGCTCTTCCAACTACGACCTGATGGGATTGTGGGAATCCACATCGCTGGCCGTCATGTTGGAAAATTACGAAAACACTGGCTCGGGCTACTTCATGAGCCAGACACTGCGCGAAGAGCAAGCCAAGCGTGCCCGTGCATTTCGTGGCACCGTGTATGGGAATGCATTCACTATTGGTCGCGGCCTTACTGCATGGGCTGGTGAAGGGTCGCTGGCGTACAAGTACGCGTCTGGGGTGATTGATGCAGCCGTACTGCTATCGGTTCCCGAACCAACCAAGTACATTGCCAAAGGTATTTATGCCCTTGGCCAAGGTGCCAAAGTTGCTGGTGGCGTGCTTCGACAAATCAAAGTTGGCGATGACATCAACGCAGCGCTAAAGGCTGGTGGTGGTGTGCGCGGCATAGTGCCACTACTGGCTGGTGATGATGCCAAGGTTGTTCAGCAAGTAATGAGGAACTCGACAGCGAACATGCGTTCGGAGGCGGGCATTGTCGCGGAACTTACGGGACAGAGTGTCGATGGCGCCAAGTTCGTGTCGTTCATGCAGAACAATCCGCTTGCAATTCGACTTGTTGATCACCTCGTCAACACCGACAGTGCCAAAGAAATCCTGGAAGACGTATTCAAGTTTCAGATTCGCACCGACACGGCGGTGAATCTTGCGCGTGCAAAAACCAAGGAAGAAGTAATAGCCGCACTTACCCAGCCGTTTACCCTTGGCGAGGGAACCCTGAACGCAAACATCGGCAGGTACCGGGTCAATCAGCCATTCAAGTTCATTCGGCAAAGCAGGTTCTTTACCCAGATGCCCAAGAGCATGATTGTCGTTGACGGAACCAACGACCTGGAAAACATCGATGCAATCAAGAACATGATGTTCAGCATGCGCACGGCTGGCGTCGCAGAAGAAACGATTACAGCCTGGGCCGACAAGGCAATCAATTCGTTTTCCCAGAGAGGGTTGCCGACCGGAAGATATGAAGCATTCCAAGAGTACGACGACGCAGTCAGGGAAATCATGCGCGCCAACGGAATCGTTGAGCCAGTCATCAACAGGGTAATGGAAAATTCCAAGGGTGGAATTACAAAACTGCGCACCTACATGGCAGAACGCATGGGTGTGGAAACAGACAACGGGCATCTCAAAATGCTTGCCGACATCCTGATGGAGAACACCGACGATAAAGTGCTTGCCGATCTTTACGAGAAAGCATTGACACTTGGCGACGACTTCTCGTTTGCTGGACCAGCACAACTCAATCAACTTCTGGCAAGAGTTCGCACACTGCCAGACCCACGAGAACTTCGCCGCCTTACCCGCAACCCGATGTTCCAAAAGGCATTTGAGAAAGTTGGCTTAGGCGATGTGGACAAGTTCGCACTCGCGGGACGCAAGGCAACTATCGCAGTCGAGCGCTTTACAAATCCGGCCAAGGCCGAAGAGATGCAGAACATCATCAAGACTCAGCGTGCATTGCCAAAGAATCAACAGGACATGGAAGCAATCCAGTTCGCTGTGTCCGAACTTGATGCAATGAGATACACAGAAAACGTGCGCACGCTCACCGGAGATGCAAGGAAAGCAATTGAATTAGCCGACTTCGTGCAGAACAGAATTTGGAAACCGTTGAACCTAGCCACCATTGGCTACATCATGCGCAACGGAATGGATGCGCACATTCGCATGGCGTTTGGTGGTGCTCGATCTTTGGTGAATGGCGGAGTATTGCATCCGCTTGAATACATTCACATTGCCATTGGCCTGCCTGGCAAGGGCACCAAGTACGCAAAGAGCATTGGTGGCGTCGACATGACCAACCTCGGAGTTGCTGGCCGTAAAGTTTTCACCGGAGAAGTCATACCGGAAACCATCGCCAAAGACATCGAGTTCATCTACGTTGGTGAGCGAAAGTTCCGCAACAACGCACGCGGTGTCAAGGCCGCCATGCGTTACCAGGAGCGCACCGGCAAGCCGTTGATCGTTCCAGACAAAGAAGTGGTCATGGACAACATGACTGCTCGCATGGAGATTCAACAGCAACTTGCAGACACCATTGGAATGGCAAGTCAAAGGGTTGGTTTCAGTGCGTTCGATGAAGTTCGGCATGGTCAAAAAACAAACCAGTACGTAAGAAAAACACGCGGTGCTCCAGGCACCACAGATGAAGCCGACTACGTTCGCGGTTGGGTTACCGAGATTCAGGGCTACAACTCAAGCGAGTACTACAGGATGATTGCGCGGGGATTGCAGGAAGGAAAAACCCCGGATCAAATAGCCGATGAAGTTGCCGACTGGATGCTGAAAAATCAATCGAGTCTTGACTTCAGGAAATTCGTTTCGATGCACCAACATGGTCGTGCTTACAGAAATGTCAATGCACCAGAAGACTCATTCACCTTGCCCGTAGACATCAAGGGTTTGCTGGCTGCTGGAAAGGAAGATGCAGTCCGGCAGGTTATTCGAGCCGATGTCCTGAAGATTGACTTGAACACGCTAGAGCAACTTACCGGGAACATAGATGAACTCAAGTTCGTTGCGGCCTACGATGCCATGCCCAACTTCAAGGGTACGAAATCAGTAAAGGCTGACGACCTAAAAATCTACGGTCCGTATCTAGCACCAGCCGAACTAAAGGTTGGTCAACGAGTCAAGTACGGAGATGAAAAGGGCATCATTACCGCCATTGACGATACGGCTGAAGAGGCTGTGTACACCTTTGTTCCGTTTGGCGAAACCGGAGTTTTGACTAATTATGCCCCAGGTAAGACAAGCCCACGGCTGCGACAGTTTGTTTCAACCGCACCAATCTGGGATGGAACAAAGGGTCTACCCAACAACGTTCGAGTTGAAGTGTTGAAGTATGACGACAACACGATGGACCTAAGCGACATGGCTGGCGGGTTCATCAACAGAACGACGGGTTTGATTTTCAATCTTTTGAATGACTTGTCCGTTCGCAAACTGGAGCGCTCGGCATTGTTCCGTCAGTACTACTACCAGGAAATCGGAAGGCACATCGACAGACTTTCATACGACGAAGGCATCAGGCTTTACGACGAGATTGCCAGCCGCGCTGCCGAAAACGGAATGAACATTCGTCAGTACTTAGGCGAAGGCGTACTGCAGCGCAATAAGGTTGCTGACAAAATTGAAAGACTGAAGACGCGTTCAGCATCTGCAACCAAAGGCAAACTAACCGCACGGGACCTTGACGACTTCGCACGTTACAAGGCGATCAATGACACCAAGGAACTTCTGTACGACGCATCTACGCGCAATAACTTCTACGACGCTTTGCGCATAGTCATGCCATTTGCTGACGCTTGGAAAGACATCGTGTCTACCTACATGGCCCTTGGCATGCGACACAACGTGCACATGGTCCGACAGTTCGCTCGCGTTTACCAAGGCATGGAAGAAGCAGATCCAGACCAGGACGGTCGGGGCTTTTTCTTCCGCAGCCCCACCACCAACGAAGTACAGTTTTCGTTCCCAATGTCAGGTGCAATCTCCAAGGCATTGACTGGCATCAACACACCGCTTACCGCACCCGTTCAGCGCTTGTCTCAAGGTATCAACATTTACCCAGCACTCGGACCCTACGCACAGTTTGGTCTGTCGCAGTTGTTGAGCAACGATCCAAAGTACAACGACATCAAGGAACTGTTCCTTCCTTACGGTGAAACAACGGTTGGCGATTTGGTGACAGCACCAATCCCGGGCATTGCCAAGAAGGCATTCGAAGCGTTTGTTGCCGACACGGATAACACGAGCAGCACCTATGGCAATGTGTACATGGAAACCGTTCGAGCCCTGAGCGTGAACCCCAAGTACGACCTGTCTACTGAGCAGGGCCAAAAGGAATTGTTTTCTGATGCACGCTTCCGAGCCAGGATCCTCACAAGCATGCGAATGGTTTCGCAGTTCCTTGGACCAGCATCGGGCACGCAGGAGTGGAAGGTTCCAACAAAGCAGGGGGACCAGTACGTCAACGTCATGCTTGAGCAGTTGCGCAAGTTCCAACTCGAAGATTACGACACGGCAATCGACAAGTTCTTGAATCTGTATGGAGACGAACTGGCCCTTTACGTTTCGTCAAAGAGCCGGGCATTGCGAGAGGGTCTCGAAGCAACCCAGGAGTTTGGTGACTGGCAGGCCCTGAACAAGGACATACTTGACCGATACGACCGCATCGGTGCGTACTTTGGACCGGTTGGCTCTGACTTCAACTTTACCGTTTGGGAGCAGCAGCGTCAGGAAAAAGAGCGAGAGAAACTGTCCGACAAGGAACTGGTCGAACTGGCTCAGTTGCGCATTGGGTCAGCCAAGTATCGAGCCCTGCGCAAGATGTTCCCGCCAGATCCCAGCGAAAAGCAACGCAGCATCCTGCAGGCTTACCGAGAGCAACTACACGAAGAACTGCCTGGTTTCCCACAATTGCCGGAGTTCGAGGCCAACAAGTTTGCCAACTCCCTGGTTGAACTACGCGAAGCCATGCAGGACAGTCGGCTTTCGAAGAACCCAATCATGCCGCAGTTGCGTGAGTACATGAAAGCCCGTGATGAAATCGAAGCCATCGATGGCGGACTGTCTCTGCGCTCAAAGAAGAAGCAGAAGTATCGTGCCTACCTGTTCTCCTTGGGTGAGGCTCTCAGCGTAGAAAACCCTGAGTTTGATAGAATCTGGTCACGTCTGTTGTCACAAGAGGTCGAAAGATGAGCGAACAAGAAAACGAAGAAACGACTCAAACGGCCTCACCTACTGAGGCCTATGAGATTGCGCTCAAAGGATTGTCCGATCAATTCGTTGGTCAGACACCACGACTCGTCAAGGGTGTTCGACCAAACATGCTCAATCGCCCGGGCGTTGAGGGATTGGCTGGCACCCGTGCACTTGAGGCAAAGGGCGTAAGTCTTGCGGGAGCACAGTTTCTTGCTGAGCGCGCACAGGGACAGTACTGGCTCGGACCGGGACTGGTTGATGCTGAAGGTTTCATTGCCAGCAACGAGTACGACCTAGATGTTGACCCGACGAACATCTTGACCAACATGACAAAGGAACAAAGAAAACTCTGGGCCAAGGAAGCAGATCGCATTGGTTTCTATGGCGGCTCTAATCCCAGTTCCATCATTACGCAAACCGGGGAAAGTTTCTCCAATGCTGACGTGCTTGCCATGCAGGTATTCCTAAGGGCATCAAATCTTCAAGGCGTCACATTCAGTGTGCTGTTCTCTCAGATGCAACAGATGGCATCCGCTGCCGTCAAGGGAACTGCGGTAAAGGTAACAGCACCAGAAGACATCGCTTATTACTTCCGTCAGCAATGGCTCAATGCTTACGGCACCATGCCGACAAAGCAAAAGATTGACGAAGCAATCAAGGGCTACCAACAGATGGAGCGTCAAGCAGCAGCGCGTTCGCAGCAGGCTCCGTCAGTCACCACTGGGACAAGGGCACTGGCAATGGATCTTGGCAAGCCAGAGCAACGAGGTGGCACGCTTGTCGGTAGGGCAGTACAGCGCGCATTCAGAGTTCTTGGTGGAGGCGCACAGTAATGGCAACCGTTTCCAATCCTGGTACTGGCCGCGACAAGTGGATCAAAGAACAACTGACACTGCAGAACAAGAAGGATACGCCAGCCAATAGAAAGAAACTCGGCGCTGAGTACGACCAGATTTATGTCGGTGGCAATCGCAAGGACTGGCGCACATTCTTCAAGATGTCCTTCCCGCAATTGGCGGACATGCTCGACGGGGCAGATGGCGAGCGTCAAGCAAGGGAAGTTTTCGGTGACCTTATTGACCTGTTCATCGATGTCGCCACCAACCCAGATCAATATGACTTCGATACACAGGCCGGATTGGACGCCTTTGACAGAAAGGTCCAGGGCACCCAGTACGCCATCCGAACAACCGACAAGCAGGCCCAATGGGATGCGCTGGATTCGGCGGAAAAAAATCGCCAGATTGAATCCACCAAGCGAGCAATTGCCACTGCCTTTGCGTCTTCGCAGTTGACCAACAAAGAACTTGGTGACCTATCGGTCTTACGGCTACGCAACGGATTGACGGACCTGGAACTGAAGTACCTGGTCTTCGACCGCCTGGCTACCCGTCCCGGTGATGGCACCATCATGCAAACCACGGAAGCCATGGACCTTGTCAAGACTCTTCGAGCATATAACTACCCATTCCTGGAACAGGACATTAGCAATGCGCTGACCGGTGCAACCGTTGGTGATGTGCCACAGAGTTCCGAGTTGTTGATTGCCAAAGCCAAGAACGCCGCCAAGACAAGGTACGGACAGTTTGCTGATCTGATCGACCAAGGCTTTACGGTCGATGACATCTTCGATCCGTATCGACAACTTGCCGCTAAGACACTCGGCAAGTCGGTGAATGACATACGGCTTGACAATGCTGATTACGAAAAGGTGTTGCGTGCGAACCCGGCCACCGGAGAAACGTGGACTGGATTTGACTGGGTCAAGGAATTGAAGACCGATGAAAAGTATGGGTGGCAGTTCACGCCCGAGGCAAACCAACAGGCAAGTAGCATCGTGTCGACAATCGAAAGGGCATTCGGGTTCCGACGATGAGCATGGCATTTCTCCCTGAAGAAGATGTTGCAACGATTCGCCCAGAAGATCGGACGGCTCTCGTTGCTGCTGGTGTTTTGGCACCAAATCAACCAGGTTTAGATGCACCGTTCGTTGGTGACGATACGGTGGTTCCACCACCACCAGACACGGGCAGGCGACCACCACCAGGTTTCGACGACGAGGACGACGACACGGGGGACGACGACGACACGGGGGACGACGACACGGCGGACCCCACCCCACAAGAAGACCCAGCCGCAGCAGCCGCAGCAGCAGCCGCAGCCAGAGAACAGAACAATGCTTTTAGCCGTATTCAGGCAGCACTTGCTCGCTATGGCTTGTCCTCGCTGGAGGGTTCGATTAGGTCAATCATCACCGGTGGCATGGTTGATCTCAGGGATGAAAATGCATTGCTATTTGCGCTGCGTGAAGAGCCTGCCTACAGGGAAAGGTTTGCTGCCAACGAAGCACGCAGAAAGGCGGGTCTTGCCGAACTTGATCCCGCAACCTATCTCGGACTGGAACAGCAGTATCGCAACATCCTTCAGTTCAACGGATTGCCACTCGGTTTCTATGACGAACTAAGCGACTTCCAGGGTTTCATCGAGGGCGACGTTTCTCCAGCCGAACTACAACAGCGAGTGCAAGAAGGATACAGAAGGGTTGCGAATGCAGACCCTGCAGTCAAGCAACAGATGCGTGAACTGTACGGGGTGACCGAGGGTGACCTGGCTGCTTACTTCCTTGATCCCAAGCGAGCCCAGCCATTGCTGACAACGCCAGACAGAATCAAGCAAGCCAAGGCTGCCCAGATTGCGGCACGCGGTCTGGAGCAAGGGCGAACCCAACTTGACAAAACCGAAGCCGAAATGCTGGTTGAGCGCGGTATTACCGAAGAGCAAGCACAGCAGCAGTTTTCTCAACGCGGTTTGTTGAGCGGTTTGTATCAGGCAATGACTGGCGAAGAGACTCTGACCAGGCAAGAAGAACTTGGAGCCACATTTGGCTACGACCCAGAAGCACAGAAGAAACTCATGCAAAGACGTAGTCAGCGACTAGCCGAGTTCCGGGGCGGTGGGGGATTTGCCCGCACTACAGGCGCAACTTCTGGCACCATTGAAACTGGAGTTGGTGCCGCCCAGTAACCACTTGACAAACTGGCAATCTATGTGTATAGTTGTCAGTACAGCCCCCAGGCTACCTCCGGTCATGGGGTGGGTAAAAGGAGTGTGAGTCATGTCCAACGTTCACGATCAATTCGATGACGAGGTAGTGGAACAGACCGAGAAGAATCCGGTGCGCGCAAGAATGCGAGAACTGGAATCTGAAGTCAAAGCCCTACGAGACAAGGCAGCGGAAGCCGAAAGGCTTCAACGAGAACTGGCATTTTCAAAAGCCGGTATCCCGCTTGATTCACCGATGTCCAAGTACTTCGTAAAGGCTTATGACGGAGAGGTAACTCCCGAAGCAATCCGCAAGGCAGCAGAGGAAGCCAATCTCATCCAAGCCGAAAGGCCATCGGCAGATGACTCCGAGCAAAGAGCATGGAGTCGATTGCAGAAGGCAAGTGCCACAGCACAAACAAGTGACCCTGTGGTGGATTGGAACACTCGTTTGAACCAAGCCCGTAATCAAGAAGAAGTGATGCAGATCTTGGCTCAAGCAAGACAAGAATCACAAAACATCTAGTCCGCAGGCCTCCGTGCCTGTCGGAGGAAAGCAATAACAGGTAATGACAAAGACACAAACAAGCGACCTGCTTACAGACCAGGTTGCATTTGACAGGATTGCGTACTTCGCACTCCGAAGCGAACTTCTGTTCGACTCGGTTGCAGACGTAATGCCAGTTGCACAGGCGATGCCTGGCTCAAGCGTGAAGTTCACAATCTTCAACGACTTGGCAGAAAAGACCAGCACCCTCACCGAGGACACCGACGTCACCCCAGTGGTGATGGGCGACTCCCAGGTTGAAGTGACGTTGGCCGAGTACGGCAACGCAGTGAACACGACCGCCAAGTTGCGTGGAACTTCGTTCCTCGACGTGGATGCGGCAGCCGCGAACCTCGTTGGTTACAACGCCGGTATCAGCATCGACGGAGTTATCCGTGAAGTGCTGGCCGCTGGTAGCAACGTGGTGTACGGCGGTGGTGGAAGCACCACCCCGACCGCTCGCAACGAAATCGAAGCAAGCGACATCATCGAGGCAAACGACATTCGCAAGATTGTCGCCGCTCTTCGCAAGGCCAACGCAGTGTCGTTCAACGGCATGTACATGGGCTTCATTCACCCAGACGTTTCGTACGATCTTCGCAAGGAGACCGGCGTGGCTTCGTGGCGTGACCCGCACGTGTACAGCGACCCAGCCAACATCTACAACGGCGAAGTCGGAGCATTTGAAGGCGTGCGTTTCATTGAGACGCCGCGTGCCAAAGTGTTCGAGGATGTCTCGAACGGCTCGGGCTCAACCGGAACCGTGGATGCGTACTGCACGCACATCATGGGCCGTCAGGCTCTTGCCAAGGCACACAGCATCGTTGATGGCAACGGTCCGTTCCCGCGTGTCGTGCGCGGTCCGGTCGTCGACGTTCTGTCGCGCTTCCAGCCTGTTGGTTGGTACTGGCTCGGTGGCTACGCACGATTCCGTGAGGCATCGCTGCGCCGCGTTGAGTCGGCATCAAGCCTCGGCGCAAACTGAACTAACTAGTTCAGCAACGTAATCGGTGGGGGGCGGGGTTTCCTCCCCTGCCCCGTCCCCCCACTTATTCTCCTGCTATCATCTGAGGCGAGGTAATTGATGTCCGGTATTTCTAACTACGCTGAGAACAAACTTCTCGACACACTTCGCGCTCAATCCTTTTCCGTGAGCAACGTCTACGTCAAGTTGCACACCGGTGATCCTGGTGAGGATGGCACGTCTA